TTATATTGGCAACCACTCTGCCTCATAAACCGACAAAATCTCATGCGTAACAACACCGAGCATCACTACACCCTCCAGTGACTCCCCGTCTATCGTCTCTCCATCTTCCGTCACAATTCCCGTTTTGAAATACTTCCCAATCATCGGGTAACCGTCAACCTGCCAGGCTACCTTATCGCCCGCTTTGGGAGTCAGTGAACTGTCTACCAGTACAAATCCTCTCGGAGTTTCTATTCGGATGGTTGACGAAGGGCTGTTAATCATTAGCCTGTTTAAATCTATGCGGCTCTCAACAAAATCTGCCGCCGGTGATGGAAATCCCATATCAATACTCCCCGTAGTGGTAGAAGCGCTGCCATAGCTTGTTTTGCCCCTCTTCAGGCGACACGTCACGGAACGTCATCACGTGCTGCGCTATCCACTCGTTAGCACTCTGGTAGCTCATTTCCCAGTTGCGCTTTGCAAGCTCAGCAATGAAGTCTGATGTGGACACCGTAACGCCGTACTTTGGATTGCGCCGCATAGCTTCATGGAATGAGACGCGAATGTCGCCGTAACGCGGCATGGTATTAGCTCCGACAATTACTGTATATAACTACAGTAATATCAACCCATGAAATTGATCAAGCCGATGTGGATGTGAGATTTGTAAAGGTGTTGGTAGGAAAGGGATTTTATTTTAGAAGGGTACAGGGCGAGTGAATAAGTTTTAATCACCCACCCCGTAAAATTTCCGATTTAGGAGCGGTTTAGTGATTGTCCGGTCATCGGGCTTTTTTACGAGCCTGCTTCTTCGTCATTGACCGGTTCTTCATTGGTAGGAACATCAAATACAGGTGGCTTCTCTTTACGGATCGGCTCCTGTTCAATACTGATATTTTTGATTTCTTCAGCCCTCTTTCTGATAACTTCCAGCGTTTTCAGTGCTTCTTCTGGGGATTCTGCAAGCTGGTAAAGAATCTCGAAAATTGTCTTAATTGCTTCTGTATGGTAGGCGGCAGCAGCGCCGGTTGTGTTTAGATATTTGAAATCAGGGATAACTGTGCCGTCCATGAATTTTCTGTCACCATTCTTGGTAATAGCCTCAGGGCAAATCTTTTCCACATCCTGTGCAATAAGTCCAACCTCTCTTACTCCATCCTTTTTATCGTATGTTGTTCCTCTCCACGACAGTACCGCTGAAAGAGGATCGCTGACAGTCTTGATTTTAGTCTTATGGCGCTCATCTGAACCGTTAACCCATGATCCAGGAGCCGACGCGTTGCCCGAGCGCTGGAATTCCCAGGAGCCCACATTCGACATCGCCATGAAGTATGACTGAATACTCGTATCACCTGCGCGTCGAATACCCGTTTGAACAAGCTCGTTATACCAGCGATAAACTGTCCAGCCCACAGGCGTACCGGTATTCCCGCCAGAACCTACGTTGTTTAATTCTACACGGTTACTTTCTCCTGCCCCTACAGCAAGACCACCAGTAGCAGGACCGGTGATAGGCCCTGTTGTAGTTATGGCTCCGTTTACAGTGCCGCCGGACTTTTTGTCCAGAGTATTAAGCCGTACGTCATTTCCTTGCGCCACCGTATTAGCGGATGTTCCGTAGCCAACACCAATGTTGTCTCGGGCAGCCGGTATATTAGGTAAATCAGCAAGGTTACTTGATTTATCGAGTTTATTTTTGTACTGATTCGCCATGTAACCCCAACTCGGGCCAGTGAACACAGTTCTGTCCGGGCGGATTACATCTACTGACTGCGCGTCACTGTAAATTTTTTGCCAGTTCTGGAAATCGAGAATGCGGCCACGCGCTACGCTGGCAAAGTCATTGAGAATTTTTTGATCAATTGCGACCTGTAGCAATGCCGGTACAGCATTCCAGGCTAACCCGCTGGTTGTCGGGCCGTCGAAAGCTACGGCAAGCGTCATTTGGGTGTCTGATGTGATGCTAGCAGCCACCAGCGTGTATGGTGCGCCGCCTACCGTGACATAAACGAAATCACCCGTCTTCAGCTCTGTAGTAAAGCTGGTACCGATTCCGTTTACTGTTGTTGAGTTGTTGGTTAATGCGATAGTGCCTGCTGGCATATATTATCTCCGGGCAATAAAAACCTGCCTTTATGCAGGTATCTTGGTGCTGTATGCTTAGCACTTATATGTAAACGATTAAGGACGCAATTATGAAAAGAGAAATCCAGTATATTGAGGATTTCACGCTAGAAGTTAACTGCGGTAGTCTTGAGGAAATGGCAGAAGAAATGTGCGCCATGAAGATGGCTGCAGGGCTTTTCTTTCGTTCACTGCCTACAGAGCATCAAATCGCTCATCTCAATTCATTGGAAAACTTCGACAATAAAGCCATGAGGGATTTAGCCAAGTTCCTTAGGCAATTTGTAGGGATGCAATCAAAGCATTAATCTATTCGATGCAAATTACTATTTTGAAGAAAATTTGTGATTTGCATCGAAAATAACATTTAATTCAAGATTCTTCTTTTCATCGTTTCTTGGGAACTTCCATCTTGACATTTGCTTTACCACGGAACGCTCAAAAACGTACTTTGGTTCAGCATTGACAATCCTTATATTGTTGACATTCCCATTATTATCTATGTCGTAAATAACTGAGACATTACCATCTATCCTTAAGCTCTCAGCCCTTTCAGGGTACTTAATCACATTTGCATAAGATGATAAGCTAAATATAATGGTAAAAAATATAATTGATTTTCTCATTTTTTCCATCAATCAGGTTAGGTTCGGGATGATAGCGATCGGTATTCTCAATCCGTAAGGCTTTAATGTCGACGCCCAAGATTGCTGAAACTTGCTCACCCATTGGCATTGAAGAACGCCGCCAGAATACTTGAAGTATAAGCCAGAATACCCAGTTGTGGAACCATCATCTGAGATATTTCCAGAAGGACATGAGCTAAGAAGAATCCACATGTTACCTACCATACTCTGAGAATAAACTGTGTTATCTAAGTCAAAATTTGGCGGTATATCAAAAAAACCAATAATTCTAGGTATCTTTGCAGCCATTACAGCCGACCAGATTAGTTCACCAGCGGCATTAAATATATCTTTGTAACCACTTTCTACAGCTATGCCACTATGGGTTCTTGCTGCACGACCTGCATTAGTTGTCATCCAGCTTGGACCTGTGGCAAAAAATCTGGCGTTATCATTCGGCTTAAACCAGATGAGATTATCATCATCAGGAAATGATCCGCTGACAAAGCCCATATCTGATGAGTTTCCAAGGTTACATTTTATGTCGTAGTAACCCACATCAGTAATTGAATTGTAATCTTTGCTATCTCGAAAATATGTACCTTTGTAATTCGAATCGATTACAAGAGCGCCAGAAGCATTGAATATTTGAATTCCGCTCATATGAATGAAAATAAGTCCACAGTTAGATCTACGGAAGTAGGATTGGTCGATAGCCTCCAGACACGAAACCCACCGTCATAAGTTCTTGTAGCAAAATTATTTGGGTAAAGGTTTGGGGAAGAGGATGATATTACTGTAGCGAAAGAGCCAGAAGCCGTTAGGTTTGGAAAGCCCTGGCTTGCTACGTTGCTGTTAGCTGGCAAGTTAATTGTTGCTCTTCCTAAATAACGAGTATTGTAATCCCCTATGTCAACAATTAACTTCCCATTAGCATCCCAGCACTGAATTCCACCGGGCATAAAACTCCTTACCAGAGCCCCTCTCTGATTCTTAATGTTCCGTTTGCATCGTATGTGAGCTTCAGTACGCCTGTATCTATTACTCGGCCAGAACCATTTGCAGCATTACGCTCAAAAGTACCTGACTTATCAAGACGCCACCCCTTTGATCCCGATACAAAGTCATTAGACTGAATGTACCCGCCGATCATTGCGTTTGTTATCCAACCTTCGCCTATGAATGCCTGGCTTATTAGCACCTGTCCGTCTTTAATAACGAAGGGTGAATAGACGTTATTTCCGCTGCCATTGATAACGACGAACTGGTTAGCATTGACTGCAAAGCGCGTGTTGACCTGAGAGCCGTTGATAGTCACGGCAACGGACATACCCGCATCATAGTTCACGCCCCCATAGCTGATACCCGCCTTCAGCGTGTAAATGGCCGATCCGCCGTTAGCATCTGCATATGCGGTCATTTTTTGCTGAATGGCTGCTGAATTATCCGCGATTGCCTGATTAGTGGATTTGAATCCGGCTGTAACGGTTGTGTTCAGATCAGCAACAGAGCTCTGCGCATCAGCAGCAACCTTTCTGGCCTCAATGATTCCGGCACGGTTCTCTCCGTAGTTCGCCCACTGCTGCTCTACATCGTCATAATTGGCGAGAATGCTTTCGGCAATTGCGCTCGGATCAGTAATCAGGGGCGTAAGAAGGGCCTTGCCGTCTTCAGACTGAAGGTATTCTTCAACCACGCTACCTATCAGCTCGTCAGCGTTGACGTTGGACATACCCGCTTTAAAACCTGTCCAGTCACCGGTATTCCCGATCTTGTCCACCAGCCGGGCGCGGTACCAGCGACGAACGCCAGCAGACATCGGGCCGTGCTGAAAGCTCACACCCGGATAGGGTACATAAGCAAGGAACTGTGGATTCTGTCCATCAGCGGTTGTTGCAACCTGAATCTCGGTGTAAGCCGTATCGCCTGAGCCATCAGGAAAACTCCATGTTACATCGATAGCCCATACCACATTGTCTGTGGCCATAAGGTTAACCGGCGTTCCCGGTTTGCCTGTTTTGCCTGTGATTGTCGTGCTGTCAGAAAATCCCCAGGGTGAAGAGACCTCAGCGGCATTCACCGCCCTGACGCGCACGCCATAAACACCGCTGTAAACGCCCCGAATGCTGAAGCTCTGTGCGCTGGTCTGGCTGACGTTAACCCAGTCGCCCTTGTCCTTGCGCCACTGAGCCACGTAGCTGATTGCGCCCTCAACCCGGTCCCATGTGGCCTGCATCGAAGCAACAGACAGACCCTGCTCAACGTAGCTGACCTCTGCCAGTTTGATATTAGCCGGAGCCTTGAGAACATTTATGGGGGTGACGGTGATCGGCGCTGGCTCAATTCGAACGCCATCATCAATATAGCTGTACTTGTTCGGGTCGTGCTGGACGCCCGCGACAGTAAACGTGCCATCGTCATTGCTGGAGACAGAAGTGACGCGGAAATACTGGATAGCCAGATTGTCACTGTCTATCGCCCAGACCGCACCGGCAACAGGCTGCGTTCTGAACGCCGTAGCAACCGTTACTGTTTTTTTATCATCACTTATGGCAGATATTGTGCGTGTCTGTGCCGTTCCGTCTGGCAGATTCACAACAAGCCTGTCGCCAGCGGCGTAATCAATAGCGCGGTCCAGGCCGAAGCTACGCCCGTTAACCGAACTCAGCCGCCCGCCGTTTTGCCTGCCGCTTCGGAACGGATCAGCAACGCCGATGATTTCAGCCGGAACCGGAATATAACCGTCCAGGCCAGCGCCGAAGGATACCGTTCCGTCTTTAGCGTTCGACAGAATAGCCCAGCGGCCACGGCGGTGCGCTTCACTCTGTGACGTACAGCCAATCGCCGTCAGGCTCATCTCCCGGACGTCATAGCGCTGCACCAGCTCTGAATCGTAAACGCCCTCAACCGTATCGGAATAATGGTTTACCGGGTCTGACCAGCTCACCTGACAGGATGAATAGCGGTTCTTGTAACTGCCTCCGGCGTAGCTGAACATGCCGTCAATGACGTTTGCGGCGTGATAGACAAAATGCACATCAACGTTGCCGTTTGAGTCCACCTGTGGCACGTCTGCGTTAATAAATATCTGGTTATTTCCCCAGAATGTAATGCCACGGAAAATGGCGGCAATATCCTTCAGAACGGTGTAGGCGTCCTGCTGGCTCTGGATGAATACGTTGCAGGTAAAGCGCGGTTCTGTGCCGCCTGCGCCGTTTGAAACCGGCTCATCGCAGTACTGCGCAATGCTGTAAAGCTCCCACTTATCAATCATGGACGCATCAACGCGGTTACCCATGCCGTAAATTTTATCCAGCACCAGGTCGTAGAAAATCCATGCAGGATTGTTGGTATAAGCGTATTTAAAATCACCAGACCAGCTACCGCTGTAAGTACGGCTTACCGGGTCATACGTGGTCGGAACGCGCACCAGCTTGCCTTTAGGCTTGCAGGTGATTTTCGGAGCCTGGCCGTTAAACTGCTGCGCATTGACTTCAATATAAAGCAGGGCAGTATTGGGATAGCGCAGTTTGCTGTCGATGACCTCTGCGAATGAAAAGACTTTGAAGGCGTTAATGAGCTTTGAGGAATTCGAATCAGCGGTGATACGTCGCACGCGTACTGACCAGCCGCTTGTTGCACGCGGAAGAGTGATGCGGTGATCGCGCTGGTATTCCGACGTGGTTTTGCCGCTGAAACGACCATCCACAACCTGCACCCATGAACCGCCATCGGTTGACAGGTCGATTGCATACTGCGTCTCTGTGCCCACCATATCGCCGTTGTCTTTGTACTGATACTGTACGGGCAAGCTGAGTTTGATGCGCACGGCATCCAGCGACAGGTTAGTATACTGGCGTGTCCAGGGTACAGACTGCGTGACGGTCACACCAACTGAAAGCTCGTTATCCACTTCCGGCATGCCCGGAATATAGGTCTGGTCCTGCGTGCCCTTCCTCCAGTCCCACACCACGCCAGTGAAATTATAGGTGCCGTCATCATTGGCAAGCTGCGTGTCGTTCAGGTAAATCTGCTGCGCCGTTAAGTCTCCCTGAATTTCGCCTTCAGAGATTGCAACCAGCAGTTTTAATTTGGCGACGGAAAGCAGGTCGTCTGGCTGCTCAACGGGCGTATGCGCCTCACCGCCGCCACCGCCCTTGTTACCCTGGTAAATAATTTCGCCGTCAAGAAGCCGCATATTTCACCCATAAAAAAAGCCACCCGTAGGTGGCCTGTCTGATTCTGAATTTTACTGCTGATCGCTGGTAAAACTGCCCGCGCTGATGATCGCACCGCCAATTTCCCGCTGGCCGTAAAGCACCGGCACCGGATAACCCATTGCAACGGTGTTGACCGGTGCGCCAAAGGCATAGTTGGGTTTGTTATCGGTGCTGGACGATGCGCCTACGTTGTATTTAGGTTGCGGGGTCAGCATCTGCACCACGCCGCCCAGAAACATACTGATACCCAGCCCGGTTAATGCCGTGGTCACGCCGGTTGCCGCTGCGGCGCTCAGTCCAAACGCCGCCAGTGATGCGCCTGCCGTGAAATAAGCAGCAACGAGCGCAACAGCGCCGATAACGACCTGAAGCATGCCCCCGCGCTTGGAGCCTTCAAGAATGGGTTCCATCTCAAACTCAGCAGACGCTGAGCACATATCAAACTCCTGTAGCGAGATATTGTCTCTGCCACTGAAAAACGCAAAACGGACACCGTTAAGATGCGCGTTAGATACGTACTTTTTGAAGCCCGGCACCTGTGAACACATAGCACGGATAAGCTCGCGCAGGTCTGCAACGTGGAAGCGGTGAACCTTTCCAAACTTTTTTGCCATGACCCCTTTTAATCGCATCGTTTTAAGCATCAGTCAGCTCCTTTCGGCGCACGACACGCACGGTACGGTTACGCCAGTAATCGCCATAGGGTACGCGCGTGGATAAATTGCCCTGGTTATGATGAAGAATGAGGTTGTCACCCAGATAAATTGCCGCATGGTTGGTGACGGGAGACTGAATGCGCATCATGATCATGTCGCCTTCGCGCATGTTCTCTGGTGACACTTCGACAAAGCCCTCAGCCTGCCAGTTATCGTCATAACGGTTTTCTTTGCCGTCCAGCCACCATTCATAATCCACCGACCAGTTATTCAGTGTGATGCCGTGTTCCTGACGGTAGTAATCCATGATGAGCGTCCAGCAGTCAGCAAAGCCCAGCACCCACTGACGCCCGACCAGCTCACGTTCACCCCGCGGGCTGATGGTGCAGAAATCGCCGTCCGGCCAGGACATGATCCCCCACTCCACGCCGGAGTAATCACACTGCACCCGGTCACGCTCAGACGGAATAAGCTGAGGCACATCAGGGTGAGAGTGAATAACCATCAGAACTGAACCCTGCTGCTCAGCCTGGCGTTTTTCCTCTGGCGAAATTGCAAAATGCTCGGTCGGATTCTCTGAAATGTTTTTGCAGGGGATATATATCTGCGCCCTGCCTGACTGAACCACCAGCCCGCAGGCCTCTTTTGGGTATTCTGCGGCTACGTGTTCGCGTATTGCCGTCATCAGCTTTTCGCGCATCGCTATTTCCCCTGAAGGTTGGCAGCGGGGAAGCCCCCGAATGGTAGCGGCTCGCTGTCACCAAAACGCGCCTTACAGTCAGCCAGGCGACCACCGCAAACGTCCTTTGACGGGTCAGAAGTCGCTGAACCGTCTTTGGCGAAATAACGGGTACCGGCATAATCGCAGCCGGTTCCCGTGCGGTACCAGCCTCGCATGCACCAGGTACAGACGGGCGTAATCTGACGGGAAGGCAGTTGCAGGCTCTGAATATCAAAGGGAGAGCACAGCTCAAAATCGACCTGATTACGGTTTTCGGCGGTCTTGGCATTGATGTAGAAAACCTGAAGCCGCTCTTCCTGTGGGTTAGCGTTAGGGTTACCCGCCGTCCAGTTGGCCGCATCCAGATACTTCACCATCGTGGTGTGTATTTTGACTTTGGCCTTAACCATGTCATCGAACTGAAGACAAAGCGCGGTAACATAATTACCCACATTGCCGACAGACAGCTTTGGCGTGGGCTGAGAACCGGAACTGGTCATTTCAAGCCCGGTCAGCTCATAGGGATGTGGATCGTACTCGTTGCCCTGCCAGATGATGGATGGCAGGTTTTCAGCCGCGAAAGATTTCCAGCCCTCGGCTGAAATGTTGTAGGCATGGAAACGGAGAACGGTATCAAGCCCGAAGGCCGTACCGTCAATTTCTATCAGATGCACCAGGCTTCCCGGCTCCAGTGACTGGATATCCTGATTAAAGCTCATTTTTCACCCATAAAAAAAGACGCCGGAGCGTCCTGTTGATGCGTGACATGTCACGGTGCGAAAGCCTGCTCAAACGTGAAGGCGATCTCCGCAAAGCTGCCGTTAACAAATTTTGGATTGATGGAGTCAGCCTTAACGCGGTAAAGCTTTTTCTCTCCCCAGGGGTTAGTCCACCAGAATGATGCTGTGACGTGGCTGCGTAAAAAAGCCCGGACTTCTGCCATTGCTGTTTTGTTACCGTTACACGTCATCGACCATGACTCTGACTGATCGTTAATCCCCCGGCCTGCTACCTGTTTGTAGCCGTCTCCGAACTGTGCCTGTATGACTGAGACTGCAACCTGCTCACTGGCTTCTACCCGTGCGCACCAGGTAAATGTGTCTGTAGCCATAAACTCCCCTTAAGCGGGCCTGTAGAGCAGGCCACCCGGTGATATTTCTTTTTTAATCCGTTCAGTCAGCGTGGTTTCAACGATGCCTTTAAGCTGTTTCGCCGCACTCAGGGTACCGCTGGCTGATGCATCACCCGAAGCCTCGCCCTGTACGACACTTACAGAGGCATTTACAACAATGCCGCCGCCATTACCGCCAGCGCGATCAACGCCCGAAGAGAATGCAGGTGCGCCATTGCCCACCACGCCGCCATCGGCATAGCCTTTCATCATGGAGTAAAGGTTGGACACACCAATGCGCTCAGTGGCTTCTTTGGTAAACACGAATTCGCCCTTATGCACCACACCAGCGGGCTCATGCTTCCCACCCCATCCGGTAAAACCGCCACCGTCATAGCCGGTATAACTGGTCGCAAGCCCCATTGCCCCGGTAGATGCTGTCCCTGCTGAGCCAGCCGCCACGCCGCCGAAGCTTCCCGCCACCGAGCCCAGAATACTGCCCAGCGATGAACCGCTGCTGCCGACTGCATTGACAACCGCAATCTGAAGCGCGACCTTCGATATCATCTGAAGCACAGACAGGCCCCATGACTTCCAGTCGGCTTTACTGCCAACCAGCATGGAAGACATGTTGTCAAGCGCACTGCTCATGGTGCTGGTGATGCCCTGAGAAACCGTGCCGGACACATTGCTGACGCTCTCAAGCCAGTTCTCGTAGCCTTTACTGATACCTGAGCGCCAGTCTGCATCAGATGCCGCGATGGCTTTATATTTGGCGTCCAGCTCATCCAGTGCGGCTTTCTGAGCGGCAACCGCCTGTGTCCCCTTGTCGGTCTTGTCGAAAACCCGGTTAATCTGCTGGGTTTCATCAAAACGGGAACGCTGACGATCGCTCAGCCCGCGGGTTTCAGTCGTCAGCGTCGCTTCGTCACGAAGCTTTCTGGCGGCCTGCGTTAAATCCTTTAACGCTTCAGCCTGCTCATTCTGCTTTTTGACGTTTGCATCGGCCTTCTGCGTCCAGCGCTCAAGCTCTGTCGCATTGTCACGAATGCTTTTACGCTGCTCTTCTGTCCATTTGGTACCTGCCTGATGAGAAGCAGCATAAAGCTCTGAGGCTTTTTCCCCCTGTGTTGCCCTGACCTTCTGCACCTCAATGGCTACGCTCAGATCGGCAATTTTCCGGCTGTACTGTTCAGCGGTTGTGGCCGCTTCACGCTCTGCCTTGTTTTTTGCGTTGGTCGCGGAAGTGTCAGCTTTTTTGGCTTCTGAAACTTTCTGCGTATTGTTGTACTCATCCTCCAGCGCCTTGACGTATTGCATGGAGTACTTAGCATTTTCAACGCCAGTACGGCCCATTTTTTCCAGGTCAAACTGAGCCTGTTTCCTGACTTTCGCCAGGCCAGTTAATCCGGCCAGCTCAGCAGCCTGTTGCTTCTGTTGAAGTGTCTGCTGATCCGGCGCACTCACTGCCGCCTGTGGCACAGCCATTGGTGACCTGACCAGACCGTTACGTGAGGCCAGAAGCTGGTTACCCAGCGAAAGCAGACGGTTAAACTCGGTGTTCTCGCCGTTCATGCTCACCAGCGACTGGTAAGCGGCATTCTGCCGCCATGCCTGTTCGCGTATCAGGTCATTACGGCGGCGCTCAATTGCCTCCAGCGCCTGCTGAATGTCAGCAGAGCGGCCGCGAAGCTGATAAAGCCGCTCCTCTTCAACCCTGAGATTGCCCGTGAGGATCGCCATTGCTCGGGTGATATTGGCCTCATTTTCGCTGCTGAGTCCGGTGCTGCCCCTTGCGCTGCTGAGGTCTGCCATCTGCTGCTTAACTTCGGCAACCTTGGCTTTCTGCTCATCAATCAGGCGGTTCTGCTCGTTCAGCGCTTCAATGGTTTTGCCACGGTTTTCATCGACCTGTGGCAGCGCCAGCGACTGTGCCTTTTTTCTGACCTCATCGATCGTGCTGCCGTATTCCTGCGCCGACTTTCTGGCCTGCTCCTGATTCTGATACATCGTGTACCAGGCACCGGCACCCAGCAGGACCAGGCCGGGAATGCCGCCAACCAGAGACAGCAGACCTGCACCCGCCGTTTTCATCAGGCCCACTGCCGATGTGGCGGCGTTAAGCGATTCCTGTGACGTGGTGACGGCGCGGTTTGAAAGGACCAGATTCGCGTTGGCCGCTATCATGGCACTGCGCTTTTGCGTCAGGTTCTGCGTCGCCAGTGCGGAGGCGTTGGTGTTTTTGGCTACGTTCGATTCAGCCAGGGCAAGGTTGTAATCAGAGCGGGCGGCTTCGGCGTTAGCCAGCGCTTTGCGCTGCGCCTGCACGGCGGCAACCGCCTGTGCATCGGCAAGCGCTATCTGGTTTCTGCGGTTTTCAAGCAGCGCTGCTGTTGCACTGGCAACACCGGACGTCACGCCGCCAAAATAGCGGGCGACGCCTACGGCCACCAGCACGCCTGCGGCGGTTGCCACGTTATTGATGTTGCCCGCCAGACCGTCCAGAGTATGCGCCAGCGCGGCTGATGCGCCGGTTGTCTCGTTGGTGTCGCCCACCCACGCCATAAAGGCGTTTTCCACCTTCTGAGCCGAACCGCTGACGGAAGCAGGCAGCGTATCAAACTCTTTGCGCAACAGTTCGACGTTGGTCAGGATCGGAATAAGCTTGTCGGTCGTCAACTGGCCGTTATTCGCCATGTTGCGCAGACCGCCAATCGTGGTATTCAGCCCGGTAGCCAGCAGCTTTGCCAGCCTGCCGCCGTTTTCCATGATGGCGTTAAACTCTTCGCCGCGCAGGACACCGGAACCCAGCGCCTGACTGAGTTGCGTAATAACGGAACTGGCTTCTTCTGTACTGGCACCGGAAAGCTTAAGCGAGGTGGCTACGGTTTCGGTGACTTTCGCCACGTCCTGTGACGCATAGCCCGCATCACGCAGTGATGACGCGATACGGCTGTAAAGGTTGGCGTTGGCCTCAAAAGACGTGCCGGTACGCTGGCTGACGTCCATCAGCGTTTTCTGTGCGCTGGTAAAATCCTCTGTAGAGGTAGAGGCCAGCTTAAGGCGACCGCTGAGCTGATTCCAGGTATCGGCGTAATGGATAAGCTGGCCGGTTGCAAACGCACCCGCAAACGCCCCCGCCATCCCGGTTGCGGTGGCCCGCACTGAAGCAAGCTGTGAATTGAGTTCTGTCAGCGCCCGCTGTGATTCACGCGAGGCCGCCGCTGCCCTGCGCCCGCCCTGCTCCATCGTCTTGTAATAATCGGCACCCATACGTGAGGCGCGGGAAATCTCAGACTGAAACGAGGATGAGTTTGCAGAAATTTTGATAATAAGTTCGCGGAGCGTAGCCATTTTTTACCCTTTATGTCCGGTTACGCGCTGAGTTCGCCGAGGAAGTTTTCCAGCCCGTCAGATTCTTCCTGCTGCTTTTCGCTCTGGCCCCAACTGAGCAGAAGATCGTCAATACTGAACTTACCGCCCTGAGCGTTGAGCGTGGCAGCGGCAAGCTGCGCCGCCTGAATATCGCCGCGCCTGTCACCAATCGGGCTGATGCGGTCAAACTCGATCCACATTCTGAGTTCTGAAGCCGTCAGTGAAGTCTTGAGTTCGTGCAGCGTGCGCCCCAGGCGGAGCGCAAGCGTCATCAGGAAGAACATGCCGGGCGATTTTACTTTGCCTCTGCGTCGGCCTGTGACGTGCTGAGCTGAAGAGCCTGCTTCAGAAGGCGGGCATGAACGGGCCCGTAGATGCCCTGAACCTGCTCACGGTCTTCAGGCAGGAATACCGGCATCATGTCTTCATCCAGAACCACGTCAATAAACAACATCACATCGGCCTTAATGTTGCGGTGCGCTATCTGCGCCGGAGTCAGCACGTCTTCTTCCTCACCTTCTTTAAGTGCAGGGCGAATGACGGATTCCCACTCAAGCCACGCCTGTGACGAGGGTTCACGGATATTTACGCGCACGCCCTGCCATTCTGGCACGGTGACGCAGGCAGTGCGGAAACCGGACGATGGAGCAAGCGCCAGAGCGCGAAGTGAAGCCGGTGATGCTTTGTTCTGTGCTGTTTTGGACATTTCATAATTCCTGCTGGCGTCGATGCCATATATAAAAGATGAAAAGCGCCCGCAGGCGCATCAGTGGAAATTAAGAACCGGGCTGACTGGCCTTGATCGGAACCGGCTTGCCTTTCACACGCAGCGAATAGGTCGCACTGACCACCGCCGATGTGCCCGCCGTCCAGGAACTCTGACGGACCTCAACCAGTACGTAAAAGCCGTTACCGGACGGGAACAGAATCCGCAGGGCGCGGAGTTCGTCGTTTTCATAGGCGGTCTGGAGTGACATCTGCGCCTCTTCATCGCCCACCCAGTTACGGGAAATGGACATTTCAGCCGGTGCAGCCAGGCCGTTAGTCTGCTCCTGCTCGGTCGAGCAGAGCGTGGTCACGTCAATGTCTGACTTCTGACCGCCCGTGTAGGTAATTTCCTTGGTCGCACAGGCGGCTTCCAGCCACTGAACATTGTCAGGATTGGCAACCGTAACCGGGCCAGATGACACGCCAAAGGTCATCCCCTTCGTTTTTTCATACTTACTGGACATGCTTTTCTCCAAAATAAAAAGCCACCCGAAGGTGGCGTGGTGATTTGGTGTGGATCAGTTGATAATGCGCACGTCGAGCATGGCACGGTAAAGTGCCGTGTCCGGCTCGTAGCCGTTAGTGTCGTTCATATCGCTGTAACCGAGCGGCTCAAGCGCACTGCGGACCTCTTCACGAATCAGCCTGGCCTCATCAATAGTGCTGGCGTATACATCCACCTGAAGCGAGGCGGTTTTCTCTGCCGGACCGCACAGCACATCCGCTGAGACTTCGGCAATGATGGAAAACACCACCCACGGCGCGGTGACTGCCGGTTCGCCCTGCGGATTGAGTGGCACAACGTAGGGATAAACCCTGCCACCGGCTATACCAGCAAGCAGCGGGTAAACGTCTGCCTCTGTCATTTTGCAAGCACCTTATCGATGGACCCGTTCGCCACTTCAAAGGCCGCTTTTGCCGCATCTTCCAGCCGGGCGTCATAGGCCGGGCGCAGAAACGGCACGGGAGGCATCTTTGACGTGCCCAGTTCCAGAAAACGCCAGTAATAAGCATTATTACGGTCGCCCGTTTTCATTTTACTGTCACTTTTACCCGTAACCGGGTTGGTGCCGCGCACATGCACACCGGAAGCAATGCCGCCGTCGCGCTCCCGAAGGGTGGACACAACGATATTACGGACCAGCCGACCGGTTTTGCGTGGGGCACGCTTTTTGGCTTCGTCACGGACCACTGTTGCAGCAGCGCGGGTCGCGTCGCGTAGCACCTTGCGGTTTTCGGCTTTACTGAGCGTGTTAAGGTCTTCTGACAGGTCAATAAGGCCGGAAAAGTCTAATCGCGCGTCAATCATGTCTTAACCCCCTGCTTGCAGAGAATTTCCATTCGATCATTAATTGTGTCCGGTGTAGGTGGAGAGACTATGTCAAATACCTGCCCCTTAAATATTCCTGATTCACACCTTAATCGTGATGCTGAGGAAATATCAGAGGTAACCCGAACCCATACGCGGATAGTAGCCTCGGCTCTTTCTGCTTCTGAAGTCAGGATTTCCCTTCCACTTAAGCCTTTAATTTCTGCCCATACAGTTCTTCCATCCTGCCATTCATTATGTGGCTGCCCCGATGGTAATTGCGTGGTGGTAAAATTCAGGATCGTAACTCTGTCCCTCAATCGTCCTGCCTGCATATGATCACCATTAAAGAACTGAAGGCTTTCTAAGCGAGTAAATCAGACTGGTCACGGAGAAAGGTAACTGGCCCTGTTGATAATGTTGCTCTTCCTCTCCGCTGCGAACGCGGTCAAGAATACCGATTAAAATCAACGTGGCCTGCTTCACCCTCTGGAGTTCAGGTGCGTCAGTAATAACGTTACCGTCATCGCCAACCACCTTTTCACGGCTCCCCTGGATATAATCAAACACGGCTGCGCTTGCTGAATAAATTTTCAGTTGCAGATCCTGATCGCCCGCATCCGTATCAACTCTCAGATGAGCCTTGGCTTCGTCAAGCGTCACAAATTCAAGCATCACTTAGCCCTCGCATCGCGACCACGCTTAACAGCCAGCTTCCAGCCCTTCGATCCATCTTCACCGGGTTTATCGCCCGTTTCTTCATGGCAGTACCAGATTGAACCGCCCCAGGTGACGCTGTCTCCAGGGTGATATTTTTGGCCTTCCTTGAAGATATCGCGATAAATCATTACCGGAACGCTAAAAGTTTTCTCTGATTTTTCACCGCTGGATTTAACGGCCGTCACAGTGAAATGGCGCTCTTCGTCCTGAGAGATAGAAATATCGCTGATCCCATCCACCACACATTCCCAGCCGTTCATGCCGGTTGTTTTCTGGTATGAGCGCCACAGTCCGCCAAGGTGTAAGGCATAGGTACCACGCGGATAAGATTTTTCGGCTTCAATGCCCGGAAGAATTTCAATCTGAAGCGCATCACGGCCATCGTTACCCGGCTTACCTTCTGTAGCTGCCGGAATAGCTGCTACAGCATCCCTGACCATCTGACTTATGTCAGGCAAAGGTTCGGGTTGAGGCAGCTCAATTGCATTGACAGCATTCCGAACCATAGCGCTGATGTCGGGTAATGGGATTGGAACAGGCGCATCTGGTAAAGGAATTGCTGCTACAGCATCCCTGACCATCTGGCCGATATCAGGAAGTTCAGGCGCTGATGGAACCGTTATTTTTTCCAGAACGGTCCTGACAACCAAATCAACGTCTGGCGCTGATTGCTTATACTCTTCAATACAATTTTTCAGTCGGCTTATTTCCGCCAACTGCTCATTAATTACGGATAAATATTTATCCTCAATTGCCGAAAGCCGTTCGTTAACTGCTTCGCTCACAGCCTTCAGCAGTGACATGTCACGCTCATTCATGGGTAAGCAGTCCTTTCAGCATTGCCTTAACCATGAAATGCTCATGATCAGACAGCGCTTTGCTGTTGTCATCAGGGGTTTGTGTCGGCCCGGTAGTGGCTTCCGTCTGCGTTGCAGTTCCAAACGGGTTATCGCTGCCATCCCTTTTTGCCAGTGCAGATAGCGCAAAGTTTTGCTGCTGTAAATAAGGCGTGTCACCACCCTCTACAGGTAACATATTTTCATTTTTACGCGCCTGATTTGGGGCCAGCCAGCCAGCGCCAATCGCCTCGCTGTAGGTTTTATAGCGACCTTCGGTATCCATGCGAATCAGCGTGTTCAGGTCCATCTCAATGCCGGTTTTCTCATCAAGCTCAAAGGACTCGTCAAGCAACAATTCAATGGCTTCAATATGCGTCTGGAGGCACTGGGAGTAATATCCCTGATCGAGGGCTTCAATATTGTTATAGGAAGGTGTGGCCGCTGAGTTGACCTTGTAAATCGGCACATGGAACGTCGCGCAGATAATCTCTGCGGTAAGCTTCAGTTGCTCTACCATCTGCGCATCCACGGCGGTCATTGCGATGGTTGCAAAGGATGCGCCGTCAGCAAGTAAGCCCGTCTTGCCTGCATTAGCTCCAGAATAACCTTCATCCCAGCTCTGTTTTATTTCCCGCGCTTTATCCTGGTCAACCGCGCCCGGAACGGTAATAACCCCGCCGGGTTTGCCACCATTTTTGAAATGGTTGGCAGAATTAGTCAGGATGGCGTCTCCCTGCATTGCAGTGAGACCGCAGGCATATATCGGTGACAGGCCACATAGCGGATGGAAGAAACAGTTAAACCGGTCATGGATAATTTCACGAGCCGGAACCATCACCTGTTGCTCCAGCCCGTGAACATTATCAGGACGGACCTGATAGAAAATTTCACCATCGTCTGTCACATAGGGTGTCACTTTATTGAAGTCCAGCACGCGCAGTTGCGTGACCTTACCTTTCTCATCCCGGAGTTTCAGAACGTAGGTATTACCGTCTGCAAGTTTAGAATTCATCCAGTTTTCGAAGAACTGCATCCGGGTCTGAAAACTGTTTGGCTTTCTCAGAAGCGGTGAAATACTCATATCGCTGTGATCGGCCCAAATACCATTTTCCAGCTTCTTTTTGAGAAGAAGCGGCATCTTAGCGATATCTGCTGAAATGAGTGAGATGCACGAAAAAACGGCGTGATAGGCAAGAACAGTAGTGGCATCGACTTCGATGTTTCTCTGCCACGCACCTGTAAACGACTCAAAAATTCTGCGCCATCCGCCGCCACTCGCAGCCTGAAGCGCCTTTTCTTCCTTAGGCTTTTTGCGGAAACCGAACATTGGCTGCTTCTCCTGAGTGTCAGTTCTTTTTCTGGCTCCTGGCCTTCTTCTCGACGATATCAATAAATTCGACATGGCCGGTTAAGCGGAGAACCTCAGCGTGATCGTCACGCAAAAAGCGTTTTTCACCCACATACGCATCGTGGGTGCTTTTCAGATAACGAACCTGTTTCATACGGAAAATAGCGGGGATTTCTCCCCGCAACTCCTTAGCTGCCAGCGTTAGCGCTGTAGTTAACACCTGAGATTACGGCAACTGCCGCAGTACGGCGGCGCTTCCAGTTGATCCAGCGCTCAGCGCGGATTGCCACGCTGTTAGTCTGGAACATGGAAACCATTTCAACCGGAGTCGGCGTCAGGCTGTCACCGGTTGGCGCACTCTCCATCTCCAGAGACGCTTCGCGGGACATATCAACAGCCACACCGCCATCATCAGCCAGGTAGATATCCGGCGCATTAACCAGAACCAGTTGATTACCAACGTACTGGGAAACGATCACCGGAAGCCCCTGGAACGTACCACCCAGCATGCTCATTTCAGGATATTCTTTCTGGCCCAGCGCATTTTTACGCATAGACAGAGAGAGCGCCGTAGTGCTGGACATGAGCCACGCTGCGCCGGTTGGCTGTAGGTTGGCAGCCACAAAGGTGGCAAACGCTGCTGCCGCATCATCGTCAGGATTTCCTGTAGACGGGATACCAGAAATTCCGTGGGTGATTGAGGCAGGCGATACGTTAGTCACCTCAGCTTTAGCCGGGTCGATAAAGTCAGTGTCCAGACGTGCAATAACCGCTTCTGCCAGCGCATTACGTACCAGAGCATCAGCAGCCGGGTTAGAGAAGCGGATCAGCTCGTCCGTAAGCACAGCAATTGCGGCCACTTTGGCAAAACCGAAGGTGATAGATTCGAAATCGAATTTTGTCAGCGGCTTGGCTTTACCCTGACCAACCCAGTTAGCCGATCCGCCTGAAGTCTGCGCGGGAATACGCACGTTGAACGGCACACTTCGCAGCGCAGGAATGTTGCCCTGACCGAAGCGACCAATCAGCGTCTGCGGACGCAGGAATTCAATGAAGTCCTGCGCATATTCCTGATATTCAACCAGGCTGCCAGCCCATTTTGGATCGGTCGTCGAACCTGCGCCCACAGCAGCCTTAATAACGTGATGCAGCTTTGCATCGTCCTGATACTGAGCCTTTGCGATTTCCAGCGCATCGCTGCGGCTGCCACCTGCTGCGGCCAGACATTTAGCGAATCGTGCAAAACCAATGCCTTTTTCCAGCTTTTTCTCAACACGGATCACGCCCGGAGCATGAACTGAAGCAGTATTCACAACGCTGCCATTAGCTGCTTTTGTTACCGGCGTAGCGGTAGCAGCCTTGGTAGCTTCCATATCACGCAGGCGTGAAAGGTGTACGTCTACTGATTTGATTTCAGAAGAATGCTGTTCGTACAGCTCATCCTCTTCAGCATCCAGGGTGCGGCCCTCATCGGCGGCCTTGGTCATAATGGATTCCATTGCGCCCGCCAGCGATGCACGTTTAGCTTCATAGCTTTTGATAAGCTCTGCAATATTCATTGAGTTTCCTTTAATGTGAACGGGGTTGGGTGCTGTATCGCCAGCGGATTTTGTGATTTTCGACACGATATGCGGTCTGCCTGACGCGGCGCGCAGTCTCTCGTCGATAGATTTAACGGTCTGAATTGTGCCTTCGGCGTTGGCCGGTACTGTGACTACTGAGAGCTCGTACCATTCCCAGTTCGTGAACCGGATGCCGCCTTCATCGATATAGGCGTATTCAATCGGGCGAAAGCCGATTGATAAGCCCTTGACGAGGCCAAGCCGGATGCTCTGCCAGGCTTCTTCAAGCCGGGCTGCCAGTTGACTGGGGGCATCAGCTTTAGCCAGTGTGGCTTTGATCTCAATCCCCTCAGCGGTAACCTTTGCGCTGGTCACCTGCCCGATAGGAGACTGATGGTCATGCTGCCAGAGCAGCGGAATAGGCAACTGAAACTTTGCCCCTTCGGGCATCACAATGTCGCCATAGCGATCAGGTGATGGCGTTGTCGCAATGCCGGTAATTTCCCGCGTGTCTTCATTGACAGCCTTCACGATCAGAAGGCTTACGGCGTGCTGATTCTTCATTTCCCTTTCTCCAGAAACGAAAAAACCCGCCTGAGCGGGTCGTTGAAAGCGGAATTTCTATATGAAAAACACGCTGTATTCTTTTTTAGGTGAGGCCGGATTTAGCGCCATCAGGTGGATAGCGTTAAACAGCGCCATAAGGGGGTCAATCTTACCGATACCACTGGCACCCTTTGTTACCAGAGGCGCATTGGCGCTGATCACCACCTTGGCATTACCCACGCACCAGTTCATCAGTGGTTGGGTGGCATGCTTCAGCGCTCCTTCGGTGAGTTTTCGCTCTGCCGTTTTGCACGCGCCTCCGAGCCGCCACCCCTGGCTGACTCCCACCACCAGTTCCTGAGGAATTCCGGCATCAATCAGGCTGTCGAGCAGCGCGCCCACGCTTGCCTGGTCCATGCCCACCTTATCCAATAAGCCAGCTTCGTGAATCTGTGAAACATACATCGCCACTTCGTCAGCATCTTCACCGAACGATTTGACGACTGTCATATCACCCTGTTTAACGAAATCACGGATTTTGCTTTCTTCGCTCTTTCGCCGCTCAATCGCCTTTTCATGGCACCAGGCGTGCGACCAGCTCAGCCACTCGCGGGTTTTCTTATCCCTGCCGACGATGGAGAGGCCTAAAAGGTCATCAAGCCCGCCGCCGTCGATACCCACGGTAATGACTTCGCTACGGCTCAGTATCTGCTTGAACGTTAAGGATGGATCGGACTGCGCTTCCCAGTATTCGGCTCCCGCCCAGCGGTCACCGCGAAGATTCATGCCAATTTCGACATTGAGGTGTTTCGCCAAAAACTTTCTCAGGCTTCCCTCATCTTCCTGAGAGCGCTTGCGATACTCATCATCCAGCCACTCTTTGCTGACAGATCGCCCCATGTTCGGGTTGGTAATATAAAAATTATCTGGATTGCGAAAACCTTCGTTCTCCACCATTTCAGGCGGGAACTCATAGAGAATGCCGAGTGTTTTGCCGTCCTTGATAATACCGTCACGGACGTTGCGCCAGTAATCCAGTTTCTTTTTGAAAACGCCAGCGGGCGGTTCATCACTCTGCGTGGTGAGGTAAATCACCCAGCCTTCATTGCGAGACACCTGCCCACCCAGTGCCTCAATAAACATCGCATCGGCTTTAGCGTTCTTGCCGAACAGCCAGAGTTCTTCAACCAGAATGCGGCCGGCCTTTTTACCTGAAACCGTGTCGCTGTCTGCGGCCACGACTTTCAGGCTGTTACGGGTTACGCGATGTGTAATGGTGCGAATGTGATCCTGAACATGAAATAAAGCTGATAATTCCTCATCCTCCCTCACCATGCTTGCTGCGGGTTTGAAACAGTTATCCGCAACCTCTTTGGTCGGTGCGAGGATCAGGTGTTCCTCGTCGGCACGCCAGCAGATAATCAGCGCCGTCAGCATAATTCCCGCTGCGATAGTTGATTTCGTGTTCTTTTTGCTGATGAGGAGACCATACTCACGGATCAACTGATTGCCGGTCTGCTGGTCATAGCCGCCGAATATTGCGAGTACAAAATCAAACACCCACTGCTCCGAACACTCGCCAAATGTCGGCTTGCCAGGCAGGTCAGTGACTCTCAGCTCCTTGAAGATTGACAGCGCATGCTCACCAGAATCCCTGAAAATAGGCGGCGGAATGATGGATTCACGGTTAATGAGCCTGCTGGCCCAGTCAGCACATGCAGTGGACCATTCCGGCATATCTATCCCCTGTTATTCACAATAAGCTGTGGCGGAGCCATACCCATGAACTTGCTGGCAACCGCCTTAGCAGCGGCCTGCTTCGCATCCTTCTTGCCGCCCTCACCTTTTTTGCTGTGCAGGTAGGGAAGCATCGCCTTTGCGGCATCTTTTCGGGTATCAATATCTTCGCACCGGTCATTCATAACCGACTTCAGAAACTCAAGCGGGTCATCATACTCACCAGCCGCCCGGACAATTTTAGGTACCGAATCAGGCTCTGGTTGTGATGGCGTGTTTACCGCTGGGGTATTAACTTTTTTTCCCTGCGTTGGCACATCGTCGACTTCGACTTTTTCATTCTTTTTGCGGCTTATAAAAGCGATGACTTCCGGGTCTTTAGCAAGCTGCGAACCCTTGGAGCGTGCGGAGTTTGCGGAATACCCAGCCTTTATAGCCGCATCTTTTTTCGACATACCGGAAATCAGCGCCAGTGCGAATTTTCGCTTCTGGGCTGTTAACATGTTTACACCCTCCAAAAGGGGATATTTTCTGTGCGTGAGAGGGGAGGAGGTTTCGTGGAGAGTCGCCCTTGAAGCTTTGGACTCCCCCCCCACCCTCAGATGATAATTGATATCATTTACGTTGAAATGATTTCAAATGAAACTATATTTCGATGCAATTGAAAACCATTCTCAGTTGCCTTTCGCATCTGCATTGGTCTTCTTGCGGTGGCAACCATCAGCACCACAGCATAGGATTTGACAGTTGCTGTCGGTGTCTTCACCACCCTGATGCAGTGCAAGCTTGTGATCGAGTTCAAAGCCGTGAGGGTATTCTGTCAGGCGTCCACACATCGCGCAGCATGGATTGGCAGACCACAGTCGCTTGCGCCTTGACTGCAACTGCCATCCAGTGATGCGAGTATCAGCGACAGTTGCCGTCCTGACACGCTGTGTACGGTCAACGGAGAGTCTGGGCTTAAGTGTTGCAAGTCGTGCCATTATGTTCCTTAGAATCCAGCCGCCAGGCTCTTCGGCGTTCTTTCCTCGGCTCATTGTCCGGGTGACGCTCAACCGCAGGCAGGTCTGCATGATCCACCAGCGAGTAACACGGATAAATAACCCGGCCACCATACGCATCACCTACCGCGTAGTCGGCTGGCTTTGAGCTGTGCCATTTGGTCAGCACATCAGTGATACGATGCTGAGGTATGCTGTAACAGACGCCGTGAATCAGCCTGCTCATGGTGATGTAGTCAGTCTGGCGCTGATCGCTGTCGATAAGCTTTGTTGCCACCTCAAGCTGATACTGTGGTGGCCTGCCGGTGCCTAAATAGAAAGACATCAAATCATCAGGGAATCGGCCAAGCCAGGCTGCTACCTTTTCGCTGAAGCCATCAACCAGCAGCGCATCATCTTCCAGTATTACTACGCGGCAATCCTGCTGGCCTGCCCACTCGATAGCGCGGCGGTGATTAGCATTGGCACCACAATCTTTATCATCAAGCAGGAAGTGCGCATTCAGCACTCGCTTCAGGTTCATCACTGCTTCTAATCGTGAGTGATGCGCCACAATGGCGAACTTTATTTGTGCTTCCACCAAGCAAACTCCTTACCAAGGCCGTCAGACTTAAACACGGTATGGATACGCGGGCCTGTCACCAGACGGTCACGGTAACGATGAGTGACTATGCCGAAAGCGATCATGTCGCCAATGGACGATGCTGACTGCTCTTTGCCCCAGAACCGCAATGATTCGATGTGGTAATACAGCCGGACAATGCCATGAGCTATTGCCATCACATCATCGCGGGTGCCACCCAGCAGTCCAGCATTTAACATCACGTCATTGCGATGCTCATCAATGAATGCCTGACAGATAGCTTCGGGATGATTCTGCTTAGCCCAGGTGTCGGCGTAAGTCTTGGGCTCAGAGCCCACGTAAATCTTGCCCTCTTCCATTTCCTGCCATGGTTCCTGAAGCATTTCTACATCAGTGCCATCGGTGCACCAGACAAAATGATATTCAGGGTGATCGCGTAAGTGCTGCCAGATATGCAACCAGCGCCGGAAGTAGACATTCATCTTCACATCAGGCACATGAAATAACTCTGTGTCAGCCGGAACAGTGCCCAACTCATCAGCCAGGACGATGCGGCCACAACCACTGAGCGATGCCGCCCACTTAGCCAGCAGGTCAGGCGAAGGCGTTATCTTCGTTCCGCGCTGGGGGTCCGGCTGGCTGGTCAGTAACGTGGTGATAACGACATTGCGCCTGTCGCGGTACTCTGCATATCCGGTGTAGCCACGGTTACGGCGATCATTGTGAATCGTCACATTGCGCTTTACCTGTGCCTCACGGTCTGGCTTTGGCACTGATCGCTCAACAGCCTGATGCTCATCAAGCGAGTAGATAAACTTTTCCGAACCGACCACATCAGCGAACGCCCATGACGTAAGCCCGGCATTGTGAATGCGTAATGCTAAATCTGAGTGCTCGTACATGCCGCGCTGATATATGGGATCGAAACCGCCAACCTTTTCAATCACGCTGCGATGGTAGTAAAGCATCACGCCGCGCTGGCCCGTATAGGCAACGTGCTTATCGTCGCGGTATAACACGGCTATGTCATTGAGCTTTTGACCCGTCGCGAAGTCCTGAAACTGATAGGCAAGATGCGGTTCGGGTGAATCGATGTAAGGCTGCTCCCATCCACCAGCTACAGGCCATGCGTCATCATCCCACAGGAAGATATGCTCACAGCCTGCATCAATCAGCGCCTGAAGGCTGGCGTTCTTAGATGCCACGATTCCGCGTGACACGTCACTGCGAATAACCCTGACACCAGCCGGAACAGCTACAGGAGTGTTTGACCCGTCATCTATCACAACCACCAGCGCACCAGTAGGAAGAAACATAAGCTGATGCTCAAGAGCGCTGGATAAAACGTCATGGCGGTTGTGCGTGGTTATGGCGATACCGATGTTTGATCTTTGGCTAACTAAAGGTCCGTAAAGGACACCATCTATCATGACGTCCATCGGGACTCCCGTATTTAGTTAAAATGGAATTAGACATATCCCTTTGTGCCGATCAATTATTAATGCCCATCATTAATGAGGCTTATGAGATGAGTACACTTGAAAAAATAAACGCCCTGATGCTGTGCGACATAATCAAACACCTAAAAGTTAATACGACCATAAACCCAGAGATAGTTGAGTACGCAATAAACTCCGGTAATTTATGGGTACTTGATGCTGAATACTCGTTATTCGGACAACATGAACCGTCTAGAGATGTTCGCGTTTTTGTAGCAAAGGTCCTCAATATGTATCGAGGTTTATCATTGGCTTATAGGAATCTATCTAATGATGAACGCACTGCACTGCAAAACAAGGTTTCTTTCAAAACACACAATAACTACATTCAGATTCCTGGCTTTGATGGGAACAATGAGTATGAATATTTCAGCGTTGTCGAGGCTTACCATTATCTTAACAGGTATCCTGAACAACAAGCCCCTATCGAAGACACTCATTACCCCACTATTAATTCCTATCAAAAGATGAGCGAGGCATATGAATCATTAGACCCGTGGTCAAGGTCAAACAAACTAACTTTTGATGAAACTTATGAGGTTTTATCGAAAGCACCTGCTGCTTTCTGACTTTGTAGTTGGGCGTTTTAAACAATGCGCCCTTTTTAATCAGCAGTCAGCATCTGGCCGGGCTACTGCACGAAAGGCAAACATGCACGCCTTCTTCATTGCAGTTTCAGCTTCCCGGCACCAATCGTATGCATCGGCATCGAAAGGAAAGTCATCACGCGGTAGCTGACTGAGATCGTTACCGTGCTCACGCATCAGGGCGATAAACTGGCGGCTCAGTTCTTTAAACTGATTCATCTTGCCAACTTCACCATGCGATAAAGTGCGGTAGCCTTTAACTGTGCTGCCGTCTTGTGGCTTTGATTCACTCATTATCATTTACCTTTTATTGAGCGCACTGCTTATCAGTGATGATCTTAATTCCATGCTTAGCGATGAAATTCGCTATTGATGAGCGATGTTTTTCGCGCACCAGCCCGATGACCACGCCAGCACGTAGCGCAAAAAAGAAAGCTGGAAGCCAGAATTTTTTCTTTGCTGTCACCTGCAAGGTTATCTGAGCCATTCTAATTCCCCCCTTCGATGCGCCTTATTGCAGCTCTGTCGATATTGCACTGAGCTACTACGCCATATAGCTCTGCGTTGAGGCTTACGCTGTCACCGAACATCATTGGATCGGGCGGCGCTGGCGCTTCAATCGGGCTTGTCAGTTCTGCCGGAAGGTTTAGCCGTGGCTGGCTGATTGTCCTGTACTCCACTTGCGGCTTTTGCTGCACTCCGCAACCTGTCAGCAGCATCAGCGGGAACAGGAGCAACAGCGCACTTATCCGCTGCAAGATATTGCTTGATTTCATTCTGTAGTTTCCGGTTCTGCTGGGCTGTTACGGCGCGTTGTTCGGTGACCTGACCCATTACTTCATTCTGGTGCTTAACGGCTGTCACAAGCTCGTTAACACTTGTAGCAAGGCCGTCATTTTTGGAACGCAGGTCGTTAATCTGCTCGTCTTTGCTGTTCGCCAGCTTCTCAAGGCGCTGATTGGTTGCCTCTAGCTGAGAGCTGCGGGCATTCAGCATCCATAGTGCCAGGCAGATAAGGCCAATAACGAAGATGTGTGAATAGTTTTTGATAAACGTGAAAGCGGCCATACGACCTCCTGCTGTCAGACGAGATCGAGCGCCCGAATAAATACATCGTATTCGTATGGCTGCGTCCCGTTCTCGTGCTTGATGATTGCCTGCAAAAGCGGGAACAGCTTACGGCTGTCCGTCAGGTCGATGGGCTTATCAGCATCAGTCCCTGTAGCCTGCGCCACGCTGCGGATATAAGCCTGTGTGTCATTTTCATTCGGCGGTGCCCAGCGCTTTATGATTCCCGTAATGGTTTTCAGCCCGTATTTGCTCTGGTAGTTGCGAAGAATAATGATCATCGCCCGGATGCCAAATTCTGGCGCTTTGAACTGACAGAATGATTTATCGGTACGCTGGGCTTCAGGCACCAGACCTCTCCATTCGTCGCCCCAGCGGATATTGCCGGGATTGTTATTACGTATGCCGCGTGAATTATTGCTGCCCGTCATTAGGTTCCCCTGATTTTCTGTCTATCCACCCGCGCAGTCTGGCGCTGATGTAGTCATTGCCGACATACCCGATGTAAACCGCAAATACCTGTGCGGCGGCGTCAGGAATGGTCCAGTTGAAGAGAGCGCCGACGACCTGAAGTGTTGGCGCAGCAAAGAACGCCAGCGCACTACAGGAAACAGCGTCGAGAACCCGCTTACTCCACGGGCTTTTTGCATAGGCACTGCGTAATAGTGAAAACATGCCTGCTACCCCGGCATATCCCCATTCGGTCTTGTGGCTGTACAGCCAGAGTAAAACTGTGGCCCAGAAGCCAGGGTCTTGTGAGGACATACGTTATTCCCGCCACCGAAATGATGGCGGCTTGTTGTTGAGGAAAAGATTGCGCATCGCCACGGCGTCAAAGGGTACGTATTTGCTGATTGGCGAGCGCAAAAACGAAAAAAGGCCGCACGATGGCGACCTCTTGGATTTTGATCGGACACAAAAAAAGCTCACATATGTGAGCTTAAATGTTTCCGAACTGTTTATTTTATCTAACCAATCCGATATGTTGGTATTGGATTTTCCCTGTGTTCGCTACTTAGCATCTCCAACTTCAGATATCTTCGCAGGATGGTGAAGTTGGGGACTTTTTTTTCTATACAGAGCCTCGAATCTTCACTTAAGAGCCATCAAGGAATCATTCAGCAAAACTAATGCTTTAGCCCAACCAGAACAACTAACCTTAAGTGCAATTATAGCTATACTAAAGTTTAGTAATCTAAGAGTAAGTCATTACTTTTCAATAAGCTAAAAACGTATTCTTTCGTAAATCCATTCATCATAAATCCCTGACGCATTCCGCGATAGTTTCTTTGCCCGTCGGCAACAGGGTTAATCTTGCTGCGAATATCACAATATGAAAGGCGCTACAGGTTTGCAGTCCTGGACAGAGCGGTTAACCCGTCTGCGCTCAGTGCCTTTGGTATTGTGTGGAAATGAAAAAACCCCGCCATTTGGCGAGGTTTCTGATTTAAGAAGCTATGCGTTGTTACCACTCTTAACAGATTACACAGAGAAATTCGTAACGAAAAGCAGATTAAGCGGTTTTTTGAAAAATAGTTTTCTGAGTCGCTTCATCCATCTCAAGCCGGGCATCTGTCATCAGTATGCAGGCATCAATAAACGTCTCTGCGATCATCAGCTTTTGACGCACTTTCCCCTCTGAGCATTTAAGCCAGCGGGCAATCGTTGATTTGGAAACGTCATAACGGTAGTGCGCCATAATTAAATCCAGTTCATCCAGACGACCAACCTTTTTGAGCATCCCCACAGCGGTATCAATAATCATGCCGTCATTGTCACAGCACGAAGGACGGCTACTGGTGCTCTTTGGCAGCAGTGTAATAAACATTGGGCTTGTTGGATTCCAGCCCACCTGAGTACCCTCACATGCAGCCCAGCCACCCCAACGCTCTAATACCAGTTGAATGTCACGCATATTAAATCTCCTCCACACACTTTATTTTTTATCTGTCCCAATAACGCCAACTGCAATAGCGTGATCAAGAAACCGGAATAACAGTTCGATCTGACTGCCGTAATTCGACTCAAAAAGTTTTGGGTCGTGGTGTAACTCGTCGTGATGCGCCCTGCAAAGCGGAATCACGAATAAATCATGTGCCTTTGTTCCCATACCTCCCTGACCGTATCCAATGATGTGATGCGGATCATCTGCCTGATTAGCGCAGCATGCACATTTCTGCGCCTTAACCCACTGTGTGTATTTCTGGCTCTCCCAGCGCTTACGCTTAGGGCGTCTCATGAATGACTCAGGCGATTCAGGGTCAGCGACGAGAGTGACTATCTTTTTAACCTGCTCAGCCGCCTGCTGAATAACCTGTTGAGGCTGGCGTTCTGGCGCGATGTGCGATTCCTTTAGCTCACCTGAGACGATGCTTTCTGGCATACGCAAAACACGTCGTGCCGGTGCTTCAGGTATCAGGTCGATAAGGTCATTCAGTGAGGCCCACCAGCACAGCTCGGGCAGAGTAAGCTGATGCTCCCCATGCAAACCGAGTTGGCTGCAAACCATCCTGATTATCCACAGCGCTGTGTTTCCTTTGGCGATGTTGTCCAACTTGCCGGGTGTGCCATGCTCCCTGAACTGATTATCGTGGCTGTAGCACAATGAAACCAGGCCGGATTCAGTTTCGTGAAGCGTGTATTCATGGTGATGCCATGTTGCATCGTCATGCCACTGGCAGCAGCCAAAGCTACGAACGAACCCAGCCAGGCCATTAGGTCCACCAGCGGCAGCTATAACGCGATCATGGCTGAAGAACGGGGTAAGGGATGGCTCGTCAAGTAGCGGCTGTGTGCCGTCATTGATCCTGCCTGATGGAAGGTCAGCCATATCCGGTGTAGGCGTGCTCACCAGAACGCGGCCACGAAACATTCCCATCAAGTCTGAGCCAGGCTTGAGCAGCACTATCCCTGTGCGCGGAGCAACCTCAGGCGTTAGCAGTGCTCTCACTCATTACCCCTTTCCGCTTTGTGAGCCGTCCACAGCCCGCCAATCCACTGAACGCCTTTTGCAGTAAAGCGTGACTGACTGAACGCATAATTTGAATCGGTAGTGGTACCGGTTCTGACTTCAAACCTTCCGGCTTCGATGTGCTGACTATAGGGAGTCATGACACCATTGAGTCGGTACATGATCCGGCTATCAAGCAGGAACAGACGAAGCTCTGGCTCTTTGGCCTCAAGAAGTTTTGCTAACTGGCGGAATGTCATCGAACCAGTAGCCGTGACGTAACGATCCACGAAAGCGACCTTTGGCGCGGCTTCGATAAGCTGTAGCTGCAGGCGCTCCTTCTCCTCTTCCATTTCGGCGGCCAGGCGGAGTGCCTCAGCAAAGGTCTGAGGGATTTTAGCTGGCTGGCTTTGCTCTAACTCATGCAGCCGCTTAATCACTTTCATGCGGAGAATGGCACTGTAGCCGGTGATTAGGCATTCGGTGTGCTCACGGTCAAGGTGATACTCAGTCTGCTGGCGGTTCATGCTGTCAAAATAGATACGTCCAAAGTTGGACGCATCTTCTTTAAGGTCAGCGAGCATGTTTTCGATATCTCGCTTTACATGCTGATGCTGCTTGCCGGTGAGCTCGGAAATCTCACGGCTGGTCATGACTGGGGCTTGAATGGCACTGACTACAGGCGCATTAGCGCCCGCTGATTGATTTAGCATTTTGAACTCTCCACACACTTTACACGCATTATTTTTAAACGGTCCCGCCCCATCACCTGCAAGTGAACGGGACCAACCTTTACCAGAGGCATCTGCAACATATCCCCGGTATTTGCACTATAACCGCTATTTAAATTCATTTCTCCCAAAGTTGAACGGGCTGATAGTCACCTCTGCTTTCCCCTGTTTAACCTGCTCTCCCCACTCTACGGTGAATCGCTTTATCTGCCTGTCGTCCACCCATACGCCAGCATGCGTAAGGCTGTCGAACAGCGCTTTCTGGTAGTTATCCAGGTCGCGATTGCGCTTGTCTGGCGGGTACAGCAACACGGTAACTTCAACGTTCACTGTAATGGGCTGAGGGCGGCGCTTGAGCTGCATAAGAATGGCTGCGATTGCGTTGGATCGAAAAGAGCGCCCGGAGGCGCTAATTTTCATACCCGTGTTCGTAGCCCGCCAGTAACCGTTAACACTTGGTGGAAATGGCAGGGTTAATTTCATACGGTATAACCCTCCTCGGCTAATAGCTCTTTGACTGCTCCACGTAAGAGGCGGACGTTTTCCCAGCAGTTAGGGTCTGTCTGCTCCACCAGCTCAATGAACTCACCAACAGTGCAGGGTTTAACAAGGCGGGTTTCGACCAGTGCCGAATGAAAGCGACGGAAGCGGAAACTGTCTTCGTCCGGGCCTTCGAACTTTTCAGCAACCCAAAGTTTTAATTCAAGATCGTCATGGTGCTCCTGAATGAGTCGCTTTGCCTTCTGGACGGTTTCAGGCGGAACAACCAACATCTCTGGGCTTTCAACTGAATCTGAGGCCCACACGTGCGCGTATTTTGACTCACTGAAGCTGTATTCGTGCTTCATGCCGAACGCAGCCACAACACAGGCCATCGTCTCAACGCCGCTTTGCTCAAGAATATCAACACGCTTAAGCGGTAACTCTTCGCCGCCCTGCTGCTCCTGCACCAGCTCTGGTTCCGAAGTTTTTTCAGCGCCGGGGATGCCTTCACGGTATTCCGCCAGGATAGACATGATCTCATCGGTATAGCTGGAATTGTGATACAGCCCTGTCAGGCCGTCTTCATCGTCTCCTGACTGCGCATCGCATAGCAATTCGACCAATCGCCGCGCCTTCTCTGCGTTGAACTTCGGCATCGCGGCGGTTTTGGTCAGTTTCTTTTTGCCCGCGGCTTTGGCCTTCTCCATCTGCTGTTGTGCAACGCTGGAAGCCTTTGCACCATGCTCACGCTGAAGAGCTAACGCAGTGGTCGCTGCGACTTCACCAGACCTGACCATATCAATAAGGCCATCGCCAACAGTCAGAAGCTGCAGGTGCTGCTCAACATCAGTGACCGAACGCTTAACCTTCTTCGCTATCTCTGCCGGTTCCCAGCCCTGATTGACCAGGCGCTGATAGGCAGCGGCACGTTCAAGCGGAAGTAACGCCCTGCCCTGGCTGCTTGTCACCATGAAGGCGATGCGGTCTGCTTCACTGCCAACGAAGTCTTTGCACTCAAGGCGCAGCTCATGACCAGCTTCCTGAGCCAGCTTCGCACCGAAGTAACGGTGATGACCGTCAATAACCTTGATGCCATTCTCAGTGACCTGAACGGCAAGCGGCGGGACATGCTCACCCTCGATAAACGCATCACGGAATTCTTCAACGTGGGTCTGGTCAATCTCGCGGACGTTATAACCAGGCTCGACGTAAAGCTCATCCACGCTCAGCAAGTAGGTTTTGCGGGTAGTGATGTTGGTGCCTTTTTCGTCTTTGCCCTTATAAACCTGAGATAAGTTAGTCATACTGTGTGTAACTCCATAACCAGAGAGATAATCAGTAACAGGATGATCACCAGCACTTCCGGCAATGACCTGTAGAAATATTCGTGTTCTTCAAAGTGGCGTTTAAGGGCTGGTTTCATCGGTGAACCTCCCACTGCCAGTAATCGCTGACTTTCCCACTGTTGATGCCGCTATAGCTGCTGCAGCGTATAGCGCCTCTGGCCGCGCAGTTATCGCTCCTGACTTTTGCAACCTGACGGTTGTGTTCGAAGGTGGCTGTCATCATGGCGTTCAACCAGTTATGGCTGGCGCGAAGCCACAGGCCCTTGCTCTCAAGCTCAGTCGCTGTCTGAACGGCTTTGAGATAGTCACCGTTCTCTTCAGGCCGAGGCGCAGTATTAACCGTAAACAGCCACTTCTGATTGCGAATCAGGAAGAGCTGCTCGCACATCTGAAAAACGGCATCGCGGGCTGTTGCGTACTTAATGCCTGTCTTTTCGCTGATGCGCTTCATGCTCATCCCGCCATTAGTGCGGAGGCATTCAAGAATAATTTCGGCGTTGTCCATGAATCCCCCTTAAGCGCCACGGAAGCCATGTGGAACATGTTTATCGACCGGTGGGATGGCTGCGATATCACGCTGACTGTCGCGTTTTCTCGCGTTCCATTCTGAGCGTGGCGGCCTGCCATGCTTATCCCATTTCTTAGCTGACTGAAGGTAACCAGGCAGATTGCCGGGGATGAAAAGCGTTTTAGGACGCATGTACTGGTAATCCGTAGTGCCTTCCCAGTGCACGTGCTTGTAATCAATCACCAGGAGTAATTCTTCGGTGGTAAAGCCCTCGGAAATCCTCGCCCTGATATGACCCATCGACGACTGAGCCTCGGTGTGCTTTGCGCCACTGACCTTGTTGAGGTGCCATAAAACCTCACGAGAGCGCTGAAGAACTAACCTTGCATCGTCTGGTTGCGGCGCAACCTGACAAGAACTCTCTGTTGTAATCTCTGTAGTATTCTCTGTTGTATTCTCTGTAAGATGAGGGCAATTTGCCCCGATGGATGAGGGCATGTTGCCCTGTTCGATTGGTGCAGGTTGCCCCATTCGATTAGTGCAATTTGCATTCTTCGATGAGTGCAAATTGCCCTCATCGGTCAATAAAGGGTTTGCGTGGTTAATTGCGTAATAATTAGTCCGATCATGCTGAGTTTTTTTCAGCTGCTCGACGAAAATCAGGTCACGCTTTTTAAGCGACGTAAGAGCACGCTTAACAGTGTCAGATGACCAGAATGGAAACTGATTTGTCCATTCATCGATAGTGTTATAAACCCAGCGTTTGCCGTCATATTCGACGCCAGATGTGGTGTCCTCCAGCCAGTAGCAAATCTGTTGAAGCACTATGGCTTCATTGAGGCCAATGCGGCTGGCAAGCTCAGGGCTCACCACAAGCGGCTTGACCTTAAGCAGTAAACTCATGGTGATACCTTCCTGAACTTCTGACTGAACAACACACGCGGCAGCATGCAATCATGGGGATAATCAGGGCGGCGGAAGATCACACGGTGATTAACCGTATCAACGCCGACAGTTGTGACTGAAACTCCACGCGGATCGGTGTAGCGCTCGACCCAGGGCTTAATGACTTCAGTTTCCATGATTCACCCCGGCATCTGCGGGGCGACGATAAAACTCTGCCCAGGCTGATTCGACTACCAGACGCGGCACACACTGGTAGTTGTGGGCCTTATCCGGTGAGGATATGATTTGCTCATAGACAGGAACGCCAGCCTGATAACGGCAGCGGAATTGCCCTGACAACGGTTTCTGATTTACAATGCTCATGCGATGAGTCTCCACACACGTTGATTTACTCGCACCGAACGCCCTAGGCTGCAACCCGGGGCGTTCACCTTTTCTGACCCCTGCTAAATCTCTAACCATTTCAAATGTCCTGCGCGTCGAACTGCATTCCGGCAACATCAGCCTTCCTCCCGCTTGATACAAACATGTCAACAGCGTGATCCGCAGTACCCGCGCTAAACAGTGCGATAAGGCCAAAGAAACCGTGTACCTGATGACTGATTTTCTTACGGAACAGCGCTGACAGGGTTTTGCTTTCCTGATGGTCGATGACGCCATCTGCCATGGCTGCAAGCTGTGCTGTTGCTAACTCACCCTCAGCGGCTTTCGCTTTCAGTTGGGTATCGAACAAATCAACCTTGTCCATTTCGCGAGCGGCTTTGATGTCCACCAGCAGCATTCCATGACGAACTGCCATGAACTCCGCTACGCAATGGGTACCAGTCAGTACTTCCATTTTCATCAGCTCATCCAGGGTGAAAAAGCGACTGCCGCACTTCCTGTAGAGATGGTTGTGGAACTGATCGATACTCATGCCTAAATCAGCAGCCATGCCTAAGCGACCGTGCTTATGTGCCTTACACATCTGGCGTACTGCCTGGTTAATCGTGTCTACCATTTTGCTTTTCCTTGGGTAGTTATGTTTTTTTGGATTTGGTTTTAAGCTGACTTTCGGCCAGGTAAACCATCTTTGGCATTTGGGTAAATATCTGGTCGAAGTTGATGAGGTGTCACAGCCCACCCGCCCCATTCGCATAATGGAATCACGCGCTCAGGCGGGACTCGGTTTTTAGATACCCAGTTGGCAACTGATTGAACAGAGCTGAAACCAAATCGCCTGGAAACTTCAGACATTGACCCCACTGACTTAACAGCTTTTTCGCTGATATTTTTGAAGCTTTGACGCATGACTCATTCCTCAATGATGGGTTGAATTTGATGCTACTTAAAGTAGTAATAATATGCAACTTAAAATAGAAATGACAACTATGCTTTGTGCGCTTAATCTTCCACTCATGGTGGAAGAAGCTAAATACAAAGACTTTGCCGTCAGGCTTAACAAGTCGCTCCAGACCTTGTCGCTCGGAGTCAAAGAACTATCAGAATTCAGTGGCGTCTCTTATGAGATGGCGCGTCGTTACACTCTGGGCACAGCTAAGCCGAGGGATGAAAAAATGCTTAAGATTGCCGAGAAGTTGTCAGTCTCGCCTGCTTATCTCGATTACGGAGTGATTGATGGCTCTGATAAGCCAGAGAAAGGCACGGTCAGGATCAAGCAGTTTGATGTTCACGCTTCTGCTGGACACGGCTATATTAATCAACCTTTTCCGACAGTGATAAGCTCAATAGAAATTCCCGATGAGCGTGTCTATGAGCTTTTTGGTCGTAAAACATTAGATGGCATTGAGCTTATCAACGTTGATGGCGATAGCATGATGCCTACCCTTAGCCCCAGAGATTTACTCTTCATTGACAGGAGCGTTGATCACTTTAACGGTGATGGGGTTTATGTTTTTAACTTTGAAGATTCGACATTTGTTAAGCGACTTCAGAAAGTTAAAGGCAGAAGGCTTGCGGTTCTATCAGACAATGAAAACTATCCCCCGTTTTTTATTGAAGAAAATGAAATGTCTGAGCTTTTCATTTTCGGAAAGCTTATCAGGTGCTTACCTTTGAAAATGCTTGATTTCGGCTAGCATTCAATACAAGCAGACCGGCGAAAGCCGGTTTTTTTTCGCCCTAAATTCATGCACATAATGAAATGCGCTTTAAAACACTCTCATTTTCTACTTTTTGTTGTTGCATTTATCTACTTAAAGTAGCTATATTCTACACATCGGTTCAGCGCAGTTACCTGAAAAGATGACGTGATGTTGTTGCTGTGAATCCAGGAAAGAGAGTTTGTTGTAATTGGCGGTTACTCCGGGACTTTCATCCCATAAGGAGAGCGAAGGTAATGTTCACCCGGTTTAACCGCACTTTTTTATTGCTAATGAGGTTTCAATGGCTACTTACGAAATCAAACTCACCAACGGATGGCTTAATACGGTCCACTGCGCCAAAAGTGAACAAGAAGCCATTGATAGACTTAAAGCTGAACGTACCCGAATGGGCTATGAAAGCACCGAAGTTGCCGAAATACGTATGATGAAAGAGTCCTATTGTGGCGGTAGTTATGGGTTAATTGCCCTGGAAGAATTTCATCCAATTTGTTGAGCCTAGGCCCGGTTCTCCGGGCGCAACGATGAGAGCATTTGGCGGGCGCATCAGGCCGCGCCGCAGAGGCGCTGAGTGTTCTCTTCGTTGTGACATGTCACAACAACCTTCAAGTGTGGAGGCCCGGCTCTGGGTTGTTGCAGTAACCCAGCAGCCAATTAACTAAATCCCAAAAGTTTTATTGCCATCTGCGGCAAGGGATTAGTGCAACCAAAAATCGTGTGTGGAGACGTTAATGAGCTACTTCAAATATTCAAATGCTGAAGCACTTGCCGCACTGGCAAAGCTTCACTTAGAAGAAAAGCAAATGTGCGAAGAAGGCGACAAATTTGCTGCCTTGTTCAACGCGAAAGCAGTTTACAGCAATGACATAAACAGCTCTCGTTTCCATGGTGTTCGTTTTGATGATGGGTTTTATGTAAACCCTGCACTGTGGACCAAACCTACCAGCTTTAAAGGTTTTGCCTGCCGACCCAAATCAAGGGCTCCCAAAGGGATGGTTGAGGAATATAAAGCCCTCAATGAAATCTGGAAGGCGAACTTCCCAAAAACCAAAGTCAACTGCGACGAGTTTTACAAAGCTATCGGTTTTGACTGGGGAATGCTGTTGTTCTGCGGAATCTCATATTTCCCTTTCAACGATGCAGTTTATGTTTCTACCACCGCGAAGCCAAAAGAGGGGTTTGGTGCTGTGGAAATCGTTGGTAGTGAGTTTGATAAAGCTAAAGCGGGGTTTCTCGATGCACAAGCCTAATGACCCTATCACCGTTGGCCGTATCACCCTGCCCTATAGCCATCTGCTCAATGGCTGGCTGATGCCTGACGGTACCGTTATCAAAAATCCTATCAGGGCGCAGAACGAAGCTGAGCGCCTTAACAGCAACATCGTTTTTCACTGAGGGCCACCAGCATGTTATCGAATAAATCAAACAAAGAGCTTGTTGAAGCCGGTCATCAGTTCGCTAAAGCGCTTGATGCTGATATGCCACTTACCGATATAGCAAAGCTTGTCTCTGCCCTTTCTACTCGCCTGGATTGCGCCATCGTCCGTGGGAATGAATTGCAGCAGAAGCTGGATGCGATGGCGGCTGAGAATGCGGCGATGAAGTCAGAACGCGCAAAGATGGTTGAGATTGGAGAGCTTATCCGCACCCAAGACAACCGCATTACAGATCAGCCATTCTTTGCGGTGATGACAAAGCGGGAAATAGTTGGCTCAGAAGATCATGATTATGACCGCATTTGCTGGGTAGAAAATCAGAGCGGTAATTATGTTGAGGCTACTGAAACACAACACCGCAGGCTGGAGGCCATCTATCAAGGGACGTATGAAGTCAGAGAGGGCTGGGACCGTTATGCGATGAAGGACATTGACGTGTTCGTCACAGGTTGCCTTACCGAACAGGGATGCAAAGACTACATCAGCAGAAACGCACATAACCTCAATAAGCCGTTTATCTACGCCTTTGGTAGCTATCGCAACAATGAATACCAGGCGGTGCGCAAGTTCATTATGGATTTGCCTGAAACCCCAGCCACCGAAGCCTATCTGAACTCGGTGCGGGCTGATGCGGTCGTGGAAGCATCTGCACATCTGGCAGATATGGCGGAGGGGAAATCAGCACATACAGCAGAGTTAATCAAATCCTGCGGGCGCGCTGTATTCGCATACGGTGAAAGCCTCCGCTCCGGCACCCATGACACTGCGGATAAGGCGGGTTGATATGAATATGCAGGTTTTATTCGATGAAGGTCGCGCCGGCGTGGTTATGGTTGCCGATAGCCTTAACGCCAATCACTACATCAGGCTCAGTGAAGTTTTATCAATCAGTCATGAGTGCCGCAGCCTCGATAATAACACTGAAAAGGTGACCGTATATCTCACATCAGGAACGGTCGTTTTCGTCCTGAATGTGGACCTTTGCGATAACCTGGTGGACGCGTGGCTTGTGTACTGTGGAGAAAATCGCCCAACGAAAGAATTTAGGAGACGCAAATGACAACTAATTCCCCCAATCCAGTTGATGGTGATGTGCAGGAGCTGATTGCAGATTGCCGGGCTGAAATAGCCGAAATCGAAAAAATGTTATCCCTATGGGGTGCAGTTCCTTACCTGAAAAGCCAACTTAAGCGTCAGTATGCTGCACTCGCCGCGCTGACGGTTGAGCCTGTTTATCAATTCATCGTAAACAATCCTGATAAGGATGGGTATATCGAATGGGCAGACTGTAACCCTGATTACTTCAGTAATGAGTCATCAGACAACCGGCGAATTCTCTACACCACCCCTCCCGCTCAGCTTTTGCGCCCGGTGGAGTTGCCAAAAGGCAGGCTTATGCAGATTGCATTTGAGACAGACCCGGTAAATGCAGACATGTGTCTTTGCATATCCAGAGACGCGGCAGTAAGAGCAATACGCGAAGCAGGCTACGAGGTGAAAAATGATTAAGTTGCCAGATGAATTAACACCGAAGGCAGCCAGCCGCGCGTATGGTGGTCAGGTTGAAGGTTATCGCGATGGATGGAATGCCTGCATTGCCGAAGTCCAGCTCCTTAACGCCAATCGTTCGCATGATTTTCCTAAAAATCTGAATTGGTTACTTGATTTATCAAAAGCCTGCCATGTAATTGGTGTTCCTGTAAGGCTAAGTGATTCTCAAGTAGAGGAAATTTCCGAAGCATTTCGTGAGCTTGAACAGCGCCTTAACGCCACCGCACAGCCTGTAAGCGCGCCAGAATGGACCAATGAGCAATGTCTGGAGTTTCTTAGCATTGCATTCAGGCACGCTAACATCAGTGGCGACATTGAGATGGATGATATCCGCCTGGGCATCAGAATGGTGAATGCAGAAGCAGCGCCGGGAGGTCAGTGATGTCCACCAAGGCGGATTTGCAAGCCAAAGTTGATGAGCTGGAAAGGGACAACCAGTCTCTGAAAAACCTTCTGGCGCGGGCAGAGCGTGAATTGAATGACAAGCTTTATCCAGAAGAACTTCCGCCATTGCCTGTTCCATACCTCATCACCTGCCAGATGAAATATTACCGCATGCCATGGGAGCCGTTCTGGTGCTATGAGCATCTGCAATGGTGTGATGAGTTAGACAGCAGCTTTCCGTATTCAATGACTGACAACTCATGCCCAATTTGCAGAGAGGGAGACTAATGCCTAAATCCCCCGCCGAACGCAAAGCAGAGCAGCGCGCCAGACAGGCCGCTGCAGGTGTCAGAAAGCTGGAGATTGTTCTCGATGAGCAGGAACTGGAGATGCTTGAGCAGAATTGCACCTTGCGCCGTCCAGGGCGCGAGCCCTACGAAATGGCAGAGTATATCGCTCTGCTTATTCGCCAGGACGATGCGCGGGTCCGTAGCCGCATCAAATCGATGAGTAAGCGCAAGTGCGGTAAGTGTGGTGATTGCCTGCCTGTGCAGGATTGTCCACTGAAAGAAGAGTCAGCCTGTTGGGTACGTTTGGGCTGGCATGAAACGAAAATTAACGTGTGATATGTCGTGACTGATTTCCTGTTGCAGAGGAGTGAAGTGAAATGAATTCAGATATTTATATTTTGTGGCTAGCGGAGGTGTGAAGTGGAAGACTTAACCGAAACTCAGCGCCGTACATACGATTTTATCCGGCTCTACATTCGTGAGAATGTTATATCTCCTACCATTGCAGAGATCGCAGACGGTATGGGCTGGAGATCCTCAAACGCAGTACATCAACATCTGTCCGCGCTAGAGCACAAAGGCTACCTGAGCATCAAGCGCGGTTCATGGCGCGGCATAAGGTTACCATCATACACTTATGAGCATGACAGCGTGGCGCTAGATACCGCCACTCGCATCATGGCGGTCATGCGCACGGCGACATTGAATAAAGACTACTGGCCTGAAGTAAGGATCAAAGCGGCAATTCAGGTTGAAGTGATTAATGCATTGAAGAGCAGAGGTGCTTCGTGAATATTGAAATGATATCAGAAAAGAAGATCATGGAAACGCTGGGGATTTCTTCGCGGCAGACAATGGCAAAATATATTAAGAAATACAATTTCCCTCAGCCTGTTACTGTTTATCCAAAGCAGTTTTTACAGGCAGAGGTTGAGAAGTGGATTCTTAATGGCGGAGTCAACCAGAAAGTTTCCTGA